ATATGACTTTTTACTAAATAGTTTAAGGACACGTAAAAGATTTGCACCTTGGATGAGGTCAAGTAAGTCCAAAAATTTAGAGTATGTAAAAGAGTATTATGGTTATAATAATGAAAAAGGACAATCTGCTCTTAGCATATTAAACAATGAACAAATTAAAACAATAAAAGATAAATTGAATAAGGGTGGTAAACATGGAAAACGTTAAGTGGTCGAGAGAAAACATGCTCGAAATTACACTAAAGCAACCTGATGATTTCCTTAAAGTGAGAGAAACACTTTCACGTATCGGAGTTGCTTCTAGAAAAGAAAAAAAATTATATCAATCTTGTCATATACTTCATAAACAAGGCAAGTATTACATAGTACATTTCAAAGAGTTATTTGCATTAGACGGCAAGGAAACAAACTTGTCTGAGAATGATATAGGTCGTAGAAATCGTATTGCATCATTACTTTCAGATTGGGGTTTGGTATCAGTAGTTGGTAATACTGAACCAATTGCACCACTAAGCCAAATTAAAATTATAGCATTTAAAGAAAAAAACGATTGGATTTTAGAAACAAAATATAATATTGGAAAGTCTAAGGACTCTAGTGATGGCAATACAAAATCTACCACAACTTAAAAAACAATTACGACTGATAGAGGAAAGTCATTTAATCTACAAACCTTTTGGTGAGTACGGTAGATATCGTTTTCCAAAAGAAGTTGTTAAAAGTTCATCTTTAGTTTATAGCATTGGGGTATCAAAAGATTGCGATATGGAAATTGCTATGGCAACTGACAACCCCGATTTAAAATTTCATTGTTTTGATGGTTCACCACAATCAAAAAAATGGTGGGATACTGATAGTTGGCCATTTAAACCATCGATGACTTTTCATAATGTTTGTTATGCACCTGATAATAATATCAATGTTCCATTTTATTACAACCCATTAAAAGAAGTAGAAACTAGAATAGGATATGGTGATAGACCATATGGTAGAGAATACAATTTAAAACCACACTTTATTAATGCTGTTGAAAATGTATATGAGGATAGTAAACAAAAACATGTTTTAGTTGAGACACAAAATTTTAGAACCATGATTAGTAAACATGGATTACCTGACATAATTAAAGCAGACACTTGGGGAATATGGTATGAGACTTGTAAAGAAATATTAGATTACAACATACCAATAAAATGTTTTCATATTAGAGCACATTTATTTTGTCCAACACCAGAAGAAAAACTATTTGATTTAATAGAAATAATAAGCGATTTTAAAGAAAAAGGATATGAAGCATATCTAACACGACCAAGAGAAAACTTTGGATGTGACATGTTTTTTTTAAAAAGTAATTGACAATAAGATACTAATAATATATTATGGTAGACGATGAGTAAGTTTTATACAAATGTTATACAATGGGGAAACAATCTTTTACTAAGAGAGATTGTCAATGGTGAACGTATTAATCGTAGGATTAAATATTCGCCTACTATGTTTTGCCCTGTCATGAGAGAAACAAAATACAAAACTCTTCAAGGCAAATATGTGATGCCTGTTAAACATGAGACTATCAAAGAAGCCAAGAATTGGATTCAACAATACGAAGATCAGCCTCACTTGGTATATGGTAATACCAACTTTCAATTTAATTATCTGTATGAACAATATCCTAACCTTGAGTGGAATATGGATGAAGTATTAATTATTACAATTGATATTGAGGTTGCTTGTGAGAATGGTTTTCCAAATGTAAAAGATGCAGCTGAAGAAATGTTATCTATCACAATTAAGAACCAGCAGAATAAACAAATATTTGTTTGGGGTGTAGGTAAGTATCAAACAAGTAGAAAAGATGTTGTGTATATTGAATGTGATAATGAATATGAATTACTTACAGAGTTTCTAAAGTTTTGGAAAGTAAATCAACCAGATGTTATTACTGGTTGGAATACAGAATTTTTTGATATACCTTATTTGTGTAATCGTATTAAAAGAATAATGGGTGAGGATACTTTAAAAGATTTATCACCATGGAGATCAGTATTATCTAAAACAATATATCAAATGGGAAGACAACATCAAATATACGAAATACAAGGTGTTGCAGCTCTTGACTACTATGATCTATATAGAAAATTTACATACACCAATCAAGAGAGTTACAAACTAGATCATATTGCTAGTGTAGAACTTGGTATTAAGAAAGATGAAAATCCACATGATACGTTTAGAGATTGGTACACAAATGACTTTCAATCTTTTATAGATTACAATATCAAAGACGTTGAGATAGTTGACCAACTAGAAGACAAGATGAAACTAATTGAACTATGTTTAACAATGGCATATGAGGCAAAAGTAAATTATGTTGATGTTCTCGGTACAGTTCGTTATTGGGATATGTTAATACACAACTACTTAATGGATAAAAAAATTGTTATACCACAAAAAACTGATAAAGAAAAATCTGACAAGTATGAAGGTGCATATGTTAAAGACCCACAGGTTGGCGAACACAAATGGGTTGTGTCTTTTGACTTGAATAGTTTGTATCCACATCTAATTATGCAATATAATATTTCACCAGAAACATTGAAGAGTGAAAGAACTGTACCTAATATGAATGTGGATAAGATGTTAAGTAAATCAGTTGATACATCTATATTAGAAAATACTACCATGACACCAAATGGTGCTTTGTTTAGAACTGATAAAAAAGGTTTTTTACCTGAGATGATGCAAACAATGTATGATGATAGAGTTAAGTATAAACGAGCAATGTTAGATGCTAAACAAGAATATGAAAAAACTAAAAATGCAAAATTATTAAAAATGATATCTAAGTTCGATAATATTCAAATGGCAAGAAAGATTTCACTTAACTCAGCTTATGGTGCGATTGGTAACAAATGGTTTAGATATTACAATTTACCTATGGCAGAAGCAATAACTACTTCTGGTCAACTATCTATTCGTTGGATTGAACATAAAATAAATGAATACATGAATAATATAAATCAAACAAAAGATGTTGATTATGTTATTGCGTCTGATACAGACTCAGTTTATATTCGATTTGATGAACTAATAGAAAAATTTAATCCAAAAAACCCAGTTGACTTTCTTGATAAAATAGCTAAAGATAAAGTAGAACCATTTATTAATCAAGCGTATCAAGAACTTGCTGATTACACACACGCATACGATCAGAAAATGCAAATGAAACGTGAAGTGATTGCAGACAAAGGTATATGGACAGCAAAGAAAAGATATATTTTAAATGCACATGACGTTGAAGGTGTTCGTTATCAAGAACCTAAATTAAAGATCATGGGAATAGAAGCAGTTAAGTCTTCAACACCAGCACCTTGTCGTGAAAAAATTAAACAAGCATTACGTATTATTATGGATGGTAACGAAAAAGAATTAAATACATTTATTCAAAATTTTAGAACTGAGTTTCTAACATTACCACCAGAGGATGTGGCATATCCTAGAAGTGTGAATGGTCTAGATAAGTGGACTGAATCACACAATCTATTTAAAAAGGGAGCACCAATACATGTCAAAGGTGCTATATTATACAATTATCTAGTTAAGAAAAATAAACTATCTCACAAATACCCATTTATACAAGAGGGTGATAAGATTAAATTTTTACATATGCAATTACCAAACATATATCAATCTTCTAGTATTTCATTTATTACTTCATTACCAAAAGAAATAAAGTTTGCTGTTGATTATGAAACACAATTTGAAAAGTCTTTTATTGAACCTCTACATTATATTACTGAAAAAATTAAATGGAATGTAGATAGAACTTATGGTACTCAGGGTACTCTAGATGAATTTTTTGTATGATAGATAAACTATTAGTTGAAAATATAGAACAAACAACACCAGATCAAAACGTGGCAGTATTATTGTCTGGTGGGGTTGATAGTATATCAGTTGCATTGGCAGCTCATAGACTAGGAAAAACTATAACAGCATATTCTTTTTGCCTTGACAACGAGCCCTCTTATGATTATAATAAGGCTAAAGAGATTGCAAAGAATCACAATTGGGCATTTGTAGGAACTGTAATAGACACTACAAAACTTGAACAAGACTTTTACAAGTTGGTAAGTTTAGGATGCAAAAAGAAAACTCATTATGAATGTGTGTATCCTTTTTTACATGTGTACCCAAAGATTGCAGAGACTTATGTACTCTCTGGTTGGGCAGCAGATGGTTATTATGGAGTAAGTAAAAAAGCAAACATCCATTATAAACATACTAAAGAAAAGTTTGATGAGTTTAGAGATCAATACTTTTTACCAGAAAATGCAGCTGGATATAAAATGCATAAAAAAGTTTCGGATATGTATAATAAAAAATTTATTACACCATATCTAAGAATGAATGTGAAAGATTATTTTTATAGTATGGATTGGTATCAATTAAATCAACCTTATCAAAAACATCACGTAAGAACTGCTTTTAATCTTGACAAAGACGTTAAGAAACATTTAAACTTACAATTAGATTCAAAAATAAATGTATTGTTTGAAAGACTGCTAAATAATAAAAAGATAAACTATAAAGGAAGATCAAGAGTAATGGACATGGTTAGAGATTGGCCTAAACCTGAAGGTGCAACACTAAACCAATTTATGATATGAAATACAAACCTTATTTAATGAAAGATGTACATGCTGGAGAAGCTCTGAATAAGTTTAGAGTTATATCTACTTTCGCTGGTGGTGGAGGTTCATCTACAGGTTACAGACTTGCTGGTGGTAAGATACTTGCAATTAACGAGTTTGTTGAAGAGGCAAGAAATACTTACAGAGATAATTATCCTAACACACCAATTCTTGATGGTGATATAAAAGAACTTACAGGTAAAGAATTTTTAGAAGTAACAAAATTAAAAGAAGGTGAACTAGAATTATTAGATGGTAGTCCACCTTGTTCAGCATTTAGTATGTGTGGCACTCTTGCAAGAGAGGGAACTGTGCATAGTGATGGGTTTGGTAAAACTAAATCTTATTCAGATGGTAAGATAGTTACAAACATTGAAGACTTATTTTTTGAGTTTCTAAGAGTTGCTGAAGTTATTAGACCAAAGACTATTATTGCAGAAAATGTTGAGGGTCTAACAGTTGGAGAAGCAAAACAATATTTTAATAAAATTCAAAATACATTTGAAGACATTGGATATCAAGTAGTTGCAAAAGTACACGATTGTTCTCAGTTTGGTGTTCCACAAAGAAGACGAAGAGTTTTCTTCATGGCAGTACGTGATGATATCATGGATGAAGTTGGTTTAAACTTTATGACATTATCATCTTTATTTCCTGAGCCAAATAAAACAATTACTACTTTACAAGGTGCCTTTGATGGTTTAGAGTATGATAAAGATGAAGTTGATATGTTAACTACAAAATGGAAAGAGACAGCATACTATAAACAAACATGTGTTTTGATGCCAAGAAACCCAGATAAAGTTATTACTGGTACAGACTATCATCCTAAAGGATGGCACTTTAATTTAAAGATTGCTTCAGAGTTTCACCCTAGTCCTACTATTACAGCGATGGGTGCAACAGAAAAAACTGCTGGAGTTTGTCATTGGAATGATGATAGAAAGTTTACACTTGGCGAATTAAAAAGAGTTACTTCATTACCAGATGATTTTGTACTTACAGGTAAGTGGGCACAAAAAAGTGAAAGATGTGGTCGTATGGTACCTAGTCTTATGATGAAAGCTCTTGCTGAATCAATGTATAACAAGGTGATAAAAAATGCCAGATAATGATTTTACTTTCGCACATAGAGACGAAGGTTTTGATAATCATATAGATAAATCTATTCGTGGTTATCAAGATATGTTAAAAGATGTAGTGTCTTTTTCTAGATACTTTATAGAAGACGGAACATATGTATTAGATATAGGATGTTCCACAGGTAAACTTACTGAAAGAATAATAAAAGCAAATAAAGATATAGCACCATCTGCTCATTACGTTGGTGTTGAATATGCAAAAGGTTTTCAGAAAGACTTAAAAGAAAGAACTAAAACAATTAAAAATAATCATGATATTGAACCAAAGTTTTTACATGCAGATATTAGATATCATGATTTTGATTATAGACATAAATTATCATTAGCAACTTCTATCTTTACTTTACAGTTTATGCCAAAGAGAGATAGAGAGGATGTAATTAAAAAAGTGTACAATCAACTACAACCTGGTGGAGCTTTAGTGTTTGCAGAAAAAGTTTATTGTGAAAATCCACAAATACAAGACATGATGACTTTTATGTATTACGACCATAAGAAAGAAAGCTTTAGTTGTGATGATATAATGACAAAAGAAAAAACATTAAGACATATGTTAAAACCTAATACTTACGATGAATTAAAACAGTTTATGTACAATGCTGGATTTAAAGACGTGCAAGTGTTCTGGCGAAACTTTATGTTCATAGGAGCGATAGCAATAAAATGAGTAAGGCAAGTGAAGAGAAAAGAATGTATGAAAGTCTAAAGGCTCATGCTGAAGACATGTCATACGAAAATGAAGGTAGTACTGTTACTATCCCATTAAAAGAATATGATAAATTAAAACAACAACAATCTTATATTACAGATAAAAGTTTAATTGCTGTGATAGATAAGATAGAAGAATTGGTTAGAGCATTAAGAAAACATATTGTTCGAACTGATATATAATAGGAGTAAATTATGGCTGGAACTGATTTTCTAAAAGAAATAATTAAAACAACTGGTAATGAATATGCATCATTGGCTAACGATGGTATCGAAAGTGGTGATGTATCAGACTTCATTGATACAGGTTCATATATCTTTAATGCTCTTCTATCTGGTTCACTATATGGTGGACTTCCACAAAATAAAATTACAGCACTAGCAGGTGAGTCTGCAACTGGTAAGACTTTCTTTCTTATGGGAATGGTTAAACATTTTTTAGATGCAAACCCAGATGGTGGTGTTGTTTACTTTGAATCAGAATCAGCGATTACTAAAAAGATGGTTGTTGATAGAGGCATCGATGCAGAAAGAATGGTTATTGTACCTGTAACAACTGTACAAGAATTTAGAACACAAGCGATATCAGTATTAGATAGATACATGCAACAAGATGTAGATATAAGAAGACCATTGTTTATATGTTTAGACTCTTTAGGAATGTTATCAACTACAAAAGAAGTAGAGGATACTAAAGAAGGTAAAGAGACTAGAGACATGACAAGAGCTCAAGTATTAAAAGCTGCATTTAGAGTATTAACGTTGAAACTTGGTAAAGCAAAAGTACCAATGGTTGTAACTAATCATACTTATGATGTTGTTGGTTCATATGTACCTATGAAAGAAATGGGTGGTGGAAGTGGATTAAAATATGCAGCTTCTTCTATCATATATCTTTCAAAGAAGAAAGATAAAGTAGGCACAGAGGTCGTTGGTAATATTATTCATTGTAAAAATCAAAAGTCAAGATTAACAAAAGAAAATTCTATTGTGGATGTTAAACTTACATATACTAAAGGACTTGATAAGTATTATGGTTTACTACCACTTGCTGAAAAGTATGACATATTTAAAAAAGTATCTACTAAGTACGAACTACCAGATGGTAAAAAAGTATTTGGTAAATCAATAAATGATGACCCTCAAACTTATTTTACTGAGGAAGTAATGAGTAAGTTAGAGGATGCAGCTAAAAAGGAATTTTCTTATGGTGGAAACGAAGAAACCAAAGAAGAG